AACAAAGGGTTGCAAGAAGTATACCGCAATGATGGTAAGTTCAATCCAAACAGTAACGTAAAAAACAAGGTTTATCAGTTGCAGTTATTAAGCAAGGCACTAGGTCATTTGCCAGTTTGTCAAATATATGTGCAAGACACAGAAGCTGATGACATTATTGCATATCTTGTAAAACGTAAGTTCCAAACAGAAGCTAGCACCAAGATTGTTGTATCCAGTGACAAAGACTTTTATCAGTTACTAGAAGATTCTTCAATAAGAATATTTGATCCAGCACGCAAGATTCTTATTGATTCAGAATATGTGATAAAAAACTTTGGTGTATCACCAAGAAACATCACATTAGCTCGTTCTGTTATTGGTGATGTTAGTGACAATCTAGATGGTGTTCCCGGTATAGGGTTTAAAACGCTTGCAAGCCGTTTTAAAGACTTCGCAAGAGATGACATTGACTTGGACCAAGCTTGGTTGTTGGAAGCCTCTAATAACGAAATAAAAGCCAACAAGAAGGCACCAAAATGTTTTGGTAACATTGTTAGTCATTCATCTGTTGTGGCAAGGAACTGGCAGTTAATGTATTTGGACACAAGTTGTTTGGCGGCAAGTCAAATAAGCAAGGTAGATTACAAGGTTGAAAATTTTCAACCTTTGATCAATAAGTTGAGTTACATCAAAACGTTCACGGCGGCGGATATACTGCTAACAAATGATTTAGATTTCACGTTTTCCATAGCTAAAACGCTGGTTCGATAATCTTTGTCAACCTTTGAAGTGGATGATAGTTAACTCTATTCGCAGTATTGTAACTTTTTAGTTTCAGCTTTTGAACCATTATAGTGGTATTAGATTTCAGTCACTTTAAGACGGAGAAAAAACGAATATGTCTTCAGCTAAAACAAGCAACGCATCCGGGTTTGGTAATCTTGGCAAAAGCTTTCAAGAAAAAGTTTTACAAGCACTACTCACAGACCGCAACTGGGCTACACAGTTTATCGAAGTATTTTCTATTGACGAATGTCTTGAGCCTGTTTATCTCAAGCTTATTGCCAATAAATACATCAACTACTACCATTCATACAAAGAGTTTCCAACAATGGAACTCCTTATCACTATTATCAAAGACGAACTAAGCAGCAACTCTGATCTTGTTCTTCGTGAGCAATGTCATGGTTTTCTACAAAAGGTTATTCGCAGCGAAGAAATGAATGACCTTCCTTGGGTCAAGGAAAAAGCTTTTACCTTTTGTCGTCAACAACTTCTTAAGAAAGCTCTTTCAGAATCTGTTGATATCATTCTCACAGACAAATATGAAACTGTTGTTGATATTATGAAAACAGCTATTGCCGCTGGTATGGCTAGCTCCGTTGGTCATGACTACAACAACGACATTGATGCACGTTATTCAGTAACTTTCCGTCATCCTATTGCAACAGGTATTGCTGAACTAGATGAAAAAAAGGTTATGTCTGGTGGACTAGGGGCAGGGGAAATCGGCATTGTTGTGGCTCCGAGTGGGGTTGGGAAATGCTGCAAAAAGGATACCAAGGTACTAGTTAGGATCAAGGTGGAGCGTGATTCAAATGGAAACATCAGACCTTTTAAGTTGCCAAGTATGCGGGCATCAGAGTAAGAATTTAGTCAAACACATTCATTCAAACCACGGACTGAACAGTAAAGAGTACAAAGAAAAGTATCCAGAAGCAAAGCTTGTTTATGTGTCTGAAGCACAAAAGGTTTTAGCTAGAGAAATTACTAAAAAATGGTTAGAAGATGAAAACAACAGAGCGGATTTAAACAGTAAGCGAAAATCGATTTGGCAAAAATCATTTTGGATGGAGAAAGGTTTAACAGAAGAAGAAGCGATTGCGAAAGTTAGTTCTCTTCAAAAAAGAACGTTTAGCGAAGAAACTAAACGTTTATATTCTTCACAACGAACTGGAAACGCTAACTCTATGAGTTTGGAGAATATAGCTAAAAGAAATGGTTGTTCCTTACAGGAAGCAAAAGCTTTAACCCCTTGTTTTGGCAGAAAAAAAGAAAAACATCCAATGTATGGCAAACACCATACAAGCGAAGCTATAAGGAAAATATGTGCGAATACACCCACTGCCTTCTTCAATAAATCCAGTGGCGAGAAGGAATTGCAAGCATATATCGAGACTCTAGATAACAAGGTACAATTTAATCAAGGAATAGGACCATATAACTGTGATATTGTTCTAGAAGTTAAAAAAATAGTGATAGAGTATTTTGGAGATTACTGGCACTGTAATCCAAATCGTTTTGCAGCACATGACTACAACAAGAGACTCCATTGTACTGCAAATGTTCGATGGCAAAAAGATGAGTTGAAAAAAACATACTTTGAAAATTTAGGTTTCACGTATATTGTGGTCTGGGAATCCGACTGGAAAACCAACAAGGAAACTATAAAGGAAAAAATCAAATGCATAATCAATCTGTAGAAATTCTAGAAACCGAAATGTCTTTGGCTGATTTGTTTGAACTTTTTGGTCATGAATTCGTAGCTGACAAGACTTTGGATATTCGTGAATACGATGTTCAAGTTCATACAGATGTAGGATTTGCAAAAGTAAATGCGCTATATGCAACACCTGAATATGAATCTTATCGTGTCAAAGCTATAAGTCCAAATGGTGACGTAAAAACATTGGATTGTGCAGACAAACATCTGCTGTATTGTCCAGATACAAATACTTGGAAATATGCTGTAGACCTTATTCATGGTGAAATGGTTGCAAGCAACCAAGGAAACTATCAGATTCAATCTGTTGATCATCTTTCGGCCACACCAGAAGTTATGTGCGATATCGAAGTTGAGGGAGTGCATAGGTATTATACCAACAGTTTCCTATCCCATAACAGTCATTGTTTGACACACTTTGGAGCACAAGCATTGCTTAAGGGTAAGAATGTATATCACTACACAATGGAACTAAATGAACGCTATGTAGGTATTCGTTATGACTCACACCTAACAGAGATTAACAGCAGTGATTGTATTGATGCCAAGGATCTGATTAAGGATTATTTCGAAGCCAACAAAGAGCATCTTGGTAGACTTATCATCAAAGAGTTTCCAGCACGCTCTATTACTTGTAACACAATCAAAGCTCACATTGAGAAGATGAGTTACAAGGGAGTGAAGCCTGATCTTGTTTTGATTGACTATGCTGGGATTATTCGCAGCACGGAACGTTATGATCTACCTAGACTAGAGATGCAATACGTCATTCAAGAGATTCGTAAGATGGCTAAGGAGCTTGATTGCCCTGTATGGACTGCTCTTCAAAGCAACAAGGATGGAGCCAAGAGTGATATTGTTGACCTTACAAACATGGCAGAAAGTTATGGTCAGGCAGCAGAAGCAGACTTTGTTCTTGGTTTACAACGTTTGAGCACACAAAAGGCAACAGGTCTTGGTACACTGTTTGTAGCCAAGAACCGATTTGGTATTGATGGTTTGCAGTTCAAGGTTCATGTTGATACCGCACGAAGCAAAATGCGTGTTCTATCTGCTGATGAAGTTGAAGGAATGCAAGTTGAAATGGAATATGAGAAAGAACGTATTCAAGATGACACTCTTACTCGCTTCAAGGAAGCTATCAAGAAAAGCAAGCAACAGTTTCAAGTTACCAAACTAAACAACAATCACTGATATTAGTAGGAGTTTATATGCTATTAAATGGTCGCATAACTTATAAGCCTTTTTTGTATGATAAAGCACATGATTTTTGGCTTAAGCAACAACAAGCTCATTGGCTTCCTTCAGAAGTTCAAATGGCTTCAGATATTCAAGATTGGGCAGAAAACCTAACACCAGAAGAAAAACAAGTTGTTGGTGGTGTGCTCAAAGGCTTTATTCAAACTGAGCTTGTTGTTAACGATTATTGGACAACAAAGATTGCTAGGTGGTTTCCACACCCAGAAATCGTTATGATGGGAACAGCTTTTGGCAACATGGAAACTGTTCATACAATCGGTTATGCGTATCTTAATGATTCTCTTGGATTAACTGAATATGATGCATTCCTACAAGAACCTACAGCCAAAGCAAAGATTGATAGATTATTGGATGTAAAAGGAGATGATAAACATGATATCGCCCGATCTCTTGCTATTTTTTCTGGCTTTACAGAAGGAGTTTCTTTGTTCTCGTCTTTCGCAATATTGTTCAACTTCTCTAGATGGAACAAGCTCAAAGGCGTTGGACAGATTATCTCATGGTCTGTTAGAGATGAATCTTTGCACAGCGAAGCAGGGTGTTGGTTGTTCCGTGAATTTATCAAAGAATACCCAGAAGTTTGGACAGACGAAGTAAAAAAGAGTGTTTATGAAGCTGCTAGAGTTACAATAGACCTTGAAGATGATTTCATTGACAAAGTTTTTCAAGATTGTAAGATAGAAGGTATTGATGCCAAAGACATCAAGCAGTTTATTCGTTATCGTGCAAACACAAAGCTTGGTGAACTAGGTCTTAAGATGAACTGGAAGAATATTGATCAAGAAGCTATTAAGCGTATGGCATGGTTTGACTTGATGACAGCTGGAGTTGAACACACAGACTTCTTTGCACAAAAGGTTACAAGTTACAGCAAAGGACACGTTGATTTTTCAAATATTTGGGAAGAAGGTAAATGAGCATGTCTACAGCAGAAGAACTAGAAAAACTAAAAGCAGAAAACAATGCACCGGAATGGCTTACTGAAGAAAGCTATAGAATGCTTCGTGGCACATACCTTCTTCAAGGTGAAACTCCACGAGACATGTGGCAACGTGTTTCTAACTCTTCTGCTAAACACCTTGGAAAAATGGAACTTGCTCCAAAGTTCTTTGACCTTATGTGGAAAAACTGGCTTGGTCTTGCTTCTCCTGTAGCAGCTAACACAGGAACAACAAGAGGACTTCCTATCTCATGCTTCTCTCTTGCTGTTCCAGATTCTATTGATGGTATTATGGCTTCAATGCATGAACTTGCTGCCATGACAAAGAATGGTGGAGGTGTTGGTGTTCACTGGAATGGTGTTCGTCCACAAGGAGCAACCATTCGTGGTAATGGTAAATCAGAAGGTGTTGTTCCGTTTATCAAGATTCAAGATAGTACAACTATTGGTGTATCTCAAGGTGGTGTGCGACGTGGAGCTAGTGCCGCTTATCTTCCAGTAGACCACGGAGACTTCTGGCAGTTTGTTCGTATGCGTAGACCAGAAGGTGACCAAAACCGTCAATGTCTTAATACACATCATGGCATTTGTATTACCGATGATTTTATTGCCAGAGCAAAAGCTGGGGATAAAGAAGCAAGAGAGAAGTGGAGCGAGATTCTAAAAGCTCGTATGGAAACAGGTGAGCCTTATCTTTTCTTCTCTGACAATGTTAGCCGCAATCGTCCAGACTGCTATAAGGAAAGAAACCTTGATGTAAAAGGTTCGAATATCTGCACCGAGATTTTCCTGCACACAGATGACGACCATTCATTTGTATGCTGCCTTTCTTCCATGAATCTTGCACGTTGGGACGAGTGGAAGGACACAAACGCTGTAGAACTAGCTACATGGTTTCTTGATGGTATTCTTTCAGAGTTTGTTGTTAAGGCAAGCAAGATTAATGGTTTTGAGCGA